CAGGCAATGTTCCAATCCGTTGACCTCAAGCTCGTCAAAGGGCTGTACGAGCTGCTGAGCACACTCATAAATTCCCGCGATAAGCTGGTGGGAGACTCGGACCCTCTCGGAGATATGGACGAGGGGCAGCTCATGGCGGTGGCCTCCCAAGCCGCTTTCGCCCGCCTCGAGCACGACCCCTTGTTTCGGATTGACATTTTGAGCAGAATATCCCAGATAGACCCTCAATTGGTGGTTTCATCCGCGATGCAGGTTTTGTCCCCGCCGAAGGTGGTGGTGATTGATGCGAACGTTTCTCCAACGAGCTGGTAGGTACGCACCGTACGCGACGTACGGACTTACTGCAGGTGCTGTGGCCGGAGCCCCCGGCAGCGAGTATTACAGCCCGGTGCTGGACGCCGTGGGGAACGCCTTCGACCTGCCAGGCAGCTCCGTCAGAGACCTACTCGTCGGGAGAAACCCACTCGACCAATTTGCGTCTCCGTTCAGCGCCGACAACCGAGTGACGGGGAGGGACGTTCTGGATCACTGGGGGGTTACAGCCCCGAACAAAGAGACCGGCATGGCTGGCTGGCTCGACGATCCGATGGAAGGCCTTCGCGACTTGGCTGGGTTTGGGGTGGAGATCCTGACGGACCCGCTGAACGTGGTTTCTGCGCTAAAACTTGGCAAGCTATTTCGTGCGGGGAAAAAGGCCACAACCCACAACGCAGCTTTGGAGGCCCTGCAACGAAACCCGGAACGGCAACGCCTTGGTCGAGAGATGGTGGAGGCGTACGGCGAGTCTGGCGAGCACACAATGACACTGCTCGATGCCGCCACGATTGCGCAGAAGAAAGACCCAAACTTGGTCTACGGCGGCGTAACCGCTAAGAGGCTGGAGGGCGCTGTTGCCGGGATCGCAGCGACTTCCGCGGTTGCCGATCAGTTGATGGAATCGCCCCTGCAACAGCCGGCAACACCTCGACCACGATTGATGCAGGACGGGGCGAACGACCTGTTTGCCGGCAGGAGCGACCAAGGCCAGTACAACCGTTTGGCGGCGGCTGGGTTGAGCCCAGGCGAGTCCGACCCGCGGATGTTGTACCAGTCGCCATTAGATCCGCAGAACACTCCGATGGACGATAAGAATTGGGTGTTTGTTCACGGGGGGAGTAACTGGCGAGATTTTGACAAAAGCTTTCTGGGGTCTGGGGAGCCTAGTGGAGTACGCCCTCTGGGGAGCGGGTTGTACGGGTACGCAGCCAGAAACGACGACGAATTGTTAAGAGCTATCTCAGGCGCTAAGGTGTACGCCAACAAGTACGGAGGGAGTGACCCCCAAATACACTTGTTTTCTGTTCAACCCCCGGTAGGACACACGTCGTGGGTCGGGCAACACGATCCAGACTACATATACACAGACATACAAAAACGTATTCGAGACCTGTACAGATACGCAAACTCTCTCCCCGCCGGAAGCGAACGATCGGCTGCGTTTGAGGAAGCTCGAAGGCTCAATGACGCAAATAAAGTAAACTACAAGCTAAAAGCGGAGATGTTACCGGACCAAGGCGATGGGCTTCCAGGGCTTATTGAGGCCGCAGTCCACGACCCGTCGTTGCTTAACAGAATAGGTATGGCTCCGGCCAACACGCCAAACGAAGAAATAGCAAGGTTGTTGGCTGGGTTGAACCCAAGCGAGTCCGACCCGCGGATGTTGTACCAGTCGCCCTTAGTACGCACGCAATGGAATAACGTAAAACACGTGACGGATGAGTTGGAGTTGCGGGCCGGGGAAAACCCAAACTTCCGAAAGTGGGATGAAGGTAATGTCATCAGGAGGCATCCAGACCACTACGAACACGGCGTGGACTCGTACGCACCGTACACCGTATACCACTCTTCTACGAACAAGGACAGCTACGCTCCGCAAGGATTAGGGTTGCCTCCGGAAGTAAAAACACACTTAATGGATAAGTTGTCTCAGTTGTTCTCGAATGACCAAGACCAGATACGCTACCTGTCCGAGCACCTACAGCAGACCCCTTCAGTCGCTGCAGAGGCAACAGATTTGTCACACATGTCTATTTCGGAGTTGAGACAACTTCGAGAAGGCATTGAAAACGCAGGATCGAATCGGTTTATAAACCAAGGTTTTCTTCCGGTCACTACTCCAGGCCCCGTGAACAAAGTCGAAACTGCCGAACAGCTTTTGTCAGCACTCGCACTGGCAAATCCGTTGACCTACATAGATGCTCAAGCCCCTTTCTCCGAGTTCAAAACGTTGAATCCCGTGTCGAGAGAGATAGGCAGTCATTTCGGCACATACTCTCAAGCAGCCTCCATAAACCCAAACAAAGTTCCACAACCTTTTTACATCAGAGCGGATAACGTAGTTGATATACCAGAAGACTTGGGATCTTGGAACGCGTATAAAATAGCAACAGCGTTGCGAAGACAGAACCCCAACATCCCCATCCCGTCACATCAAGGGCTGGAATTACCGTTTAGTGCAGAAGAGACTTCCAAACTGACTCGGCAAGAACGAGATTACCTTTCAGCCGCTTTGTCACAAGGCCAAAGCGTCGAAAATCTCCGGGCGTCAATCCGCATGATGCGGCTGCTAAAACTAAACAAAATTGACGCTTTACGGTATCCAAACGAAGTAGAAGGCCCGGGGTATTCGTACGTAGTGTTTGACCCGACCAATATAAAATCAGCGCACAACTATGGGTCTTACGACAGAAATAACCCTAACTTCTATATGCAGTCACCGATCGAGAGCCAACTACCTCGAGGTGCTACGCAGTTTACGCCAGAGGGTACTACGCTGATGGCGTTTGAGCCTGACCCGTCAACAGCACCGCACGAGATGGCGCACTACATGCGTCGCAGGTTTATGCCGGGCAATCCGTGGACTCGAGACCGAGAGGAAGCCTTTGCCGGAGGGTTCGAGAACTTCGCCGCAACAACATCCACCAGCAGCCCTGCGATGTCTGCGGCGTTTCAGTACTTCAACCAAGAAATCCCGAAAGTGTACGACCCGCAAATGGGCTACCGAAATCTCCCGGCCAGAGGCGGGTACGACTACGCAGATCTTCTGGGTGTCACCGAAACCACCTCGCCACTGGACCCGAAGCAGGCTCCTGACCTAATCACACCGGCTGGCATGGCGTTGGTTCGCAATCTGCTGTCCCGGTTTAGCCAGCATGGTGGGATATGACAGATCAGCTCACACAGGCTCTGATGGCCGCGGCCAGACTCCTCCAGCGAGGGAACGACGGCCTTGAAATCTTCCGGCCAACAGCGTACCAAGAACCAGTGATTCTAGCCAAAGCCACAGAACATCTGGTGCAGGGAGGCACGCGGTCTGGCAAGAGCACCATCGTCGCCGCGCTCATAGCTGCGTACGCCCGAAACAGACCAATCACGTTTTCCGACGGGTCTAAGCACAACATCCGCGAAAAGGCGTGGGCAAATCGGCCCGTTGTTGTGTGGCTTGTGGGGCTGCAGCTCAGCCACATCGGCCAAACGCTTTACCGCCTGCTGCGGCAGCCTGGGGCGTACGACTGCGTGCAAGACCCTGTGACGGGGAAGCTACGCGCGTGGCAACCCGGTGTTGTGCCCGGGGACGACAAGATCGGTCCGGACGGCAGAGTGCCAGCGCCTCCCCTGATCCCCGACGAAGAGGTTATAAACGAAACTTGGGAGAACAAGGCCGAGCACAAGCTCACCAGTATGACCCTGCGTAACGGCTCCATGATATACGCATTCGCTTCGACCGCAAAGGTCAAGCGCGGCGACCCGGTGAACATCCTGTGGATCGACGAAGAAATCCAGTTTTCCGAGTACTACTCGGAATGGCAGAGCCGCCTCAGCGACCGCAAAGGCAGGCTGTATTGGACGTCGTGGCCAGACTTGAAGACTCCGGCGTTGTTGAGACTGTGCGATCGTGCCAAAACCCAAGCCCGCGAGGTCGCCAGAGGGGAGAGAAAAACCGCGGACGTCGTCAGGTTTACTTTTGTCGGGTCAAACTCCCCGTTTGTCGATAAGGACGAAATCCGAAAACGGTCTGAAGGTTGGAGCGAAGCCGAAAGACTGGCTCGAGATTTTGGGGAGTTCCCCACGGAAGGGATATTGGCGTACCCGGAATTCAGCGAGGACCTCCACGTCGTTGATTACGGAGATAACGACGACATGAATGACAGGGTCACTGACGTCATGCGACGCCTGAACGGGACGGTTCCTGACGATTGGCCTGTCGATTTGATACTGGACCCCGGAACGACCAGCCCCGCCGTGTTGTGGTGTGCGATCCCGACGCCCGATTACTGGGACTGCGGAATGCCTTACTACATCGTCTACCGGGAGATGAACATCCCCCGTATCGACGCTCGTGACATGGCGCTGCGGATCAGAGCGATAGAACCCACCCGCACCTACGCCCGGTTCATCATCGACAAAAAAGCCGGCGCTCAAACACCGATGGGTTTTGCACATCGGGTAGCCTACCAATACTCTCAGGAATTCCGGGCCGTTGGTGTCCGCAACGTGGCCACGGGTTTTGAGTTCATGCCGAGCGAGCACGTCTGGGCGGTGCGAACCCTCAAACTACGTGCGTGGATGCGGGGTCGGGTCGATTGTCCTCGACCGCAGTTGCGGATCTACGCCCGCTCTTGCCCTAAGCTGATAGACCAGCTCAAATCCATCCGGAAAATGCTTCGCCGGGACGAGGTGCAGGACAGGATCGCCGAAGGGCAAGTGCATGACGTGCTCGACACTCTGGAGTATTGGGCGGGTTCCGACCCAACCTTCCGCGTGGTGAGCCCGGAATCCAGAAGCAACCCAGGGTTGCGGATGTTCGAACAGGAAGGTATATTTTGGCAGAACCTGTCGGGGAACAACTCCCCTGCAAAACAGATGATCATGTTAGGCGCTCCGGGGGCAGTATGAGATCAGAAACTTTGACGCGATCGTTTTCAGTCCCAATCCCAGACGGCCAACGCGCGTCTGTGCCGATCACTCTGGGGGACGCAGTGTGGTATTTCCACCGGGGAGATATGACAGCGAGACCCAGCGTGGCGACTGTCGTTGAGCTGTGTGATCAGGGACAGGTGAGTCTGACTGTGTGGGATCAGGGAACCAGTTCTTGGGTGTCAAAAACTGGCGTGTGCATTTTCGGCGACGAGCGGTTGACCAACGTTAATGTCCTTAACAGAGGGGTGTGGCTGCCGCGGGCGTTGTGGCCACAAATCATTGACACATGATCACATACGAACAGGTACAGCGTGCGCTGCTGGGGCCATTGGTGACGCAGTGGTCTGCCCGGCTACAGGCGGCAAAAGCGGCCAAGAGCCGTTTTGACACCTGCGCGCGCCTGTGCCGCAAGTTCTACGGGTCGGACCCGGGGGCTCAGTGGGGTGACGATGTTCGCAAGGAGTTCTACCCGCAAGTCCCCAAGCCGCAGTTTGCGATCTCCATAAACAAATCGTTTGAACTTGTCTCGGTGATTGGGCCGAGCATGCTATGGCGCAACCCTCGGAGGCAGGTCCATTCGATAACACCGCCGTCCCAGACCGAGATACTCTCGCAGGTGTTTGGTGTTCAGGACGAAGCGTTTCTCCAGCAGATGCAGGCAATGGAGCAATCTCAGTCGGCGACTACCGCTGTGCGGGACAAGCTGTGTGAGAAAGTGCTTAACTACATGCTGGACTCGCACCCGACGGGTACGGCTTTAGCCGAAGCACAGCTCGTGGTTCAAGATGCGTTGGTGTCAGGCCTTGGCCTTTTGTGGACCGAAACATACACCCACAGGGCTGACGGATCCCCTATGGTGGGTTCATTCGCCGGTCGGCAGGATGAGCTACTGATCGACCCGGACTGTCGCGATGCGACGCGAGCCTCAGCAAAGTGGATCTCGAGGACGCACGTCGAGCCTGCGTGGGTGGTCGAGAGGCGTTTTGGTTACCCGCCGGGGTATTTAGCCGGAAAAGGCACCAGCGTGAGCGCGGAGTGGGCGTGGCAACAGAGCCAAGTCCAGCAAGCCCATCAGTACTACCAAGACATGGTCGAATGGCACGAGGTCTGGAGTTGTGGTGGGATCGGCGCTCGTGTGCATGGGATAGACGCGGCCTTGGGTCAAGCGATGGATGAGGTCGCTGGGGAATACTGTTATATTGCGTTTACCAAAAACCTGCCCCACCCGTTGAATCTCCCCCCGACTCTGGTCGAACAAGCCCCTCCTGATGCAATCCGAGAAGCACTGAGGTGGAGAACATCTCGCTTTGGGAGCGTCTTCGAATGCTGGAAAGACCGCCGGTGGCCCTGTGAGTTCCTGGAGTTTTACCCGCTAGCCGGAAGTCCGTGGCCAATAGCACCTCTGGCACCGGGCCTGCCCTACCTGTTGGCGATGAACATCCTGCTTGTCAGTCACCTGCAGATGAGCTACGACCGTCGAAGAGATATAATCGGCGTTTACGAGCACATGGCGCAGCAGGTCAATGAGGCGCTCAACAGCGAGGCCACCCCCTGCGTTATCAAACTGACCTCGGCAGCGCAGCAGTCCATTTCTGAGGTGATGACGTACTTGCAGAGGCCCGCGGTCGGTGGCGACCTGTTGCAGTGGGTCGAGTACCTTGACAGGCAATTCCAGAAAGCCACCGGGCTTGACGACCTCAGCTACGGGATCGCAACAAAGCAATCCCGCGTAGTTGCTGATGTGCAGTTGCGGCAGCAAAAGAGTGCGGTCCGGCCAGACAAAATGGCGGAAGACGTTGCCGAATTTCTTCGCCGCGTCGCCACCAAAGAGCTGTGGTTGTGTGCTCAGTACGTAACCGGGGATTCTCTGATTTCTCTGCTCGGCCCGTACGGTTCTCAGGTGTGGGAGCAGCAGGTCCGTGCTATCCCGTTTGAGCAGCTCGTCAGGCAATTTGACGCCTCCGTCGAGGTCACGGAAATGCGGCGGCCCGACAACGACAAAGAGATCGCAGACCACGAGAGGATCCTTCCGTTCCTGCTGCCGGTGCTGCAGTCGTACGCTCAGACTACAGGGGACACCACGCCTCTGAACAATCTGACGCAAAGGTATTTCAGTGCGATGCAGTTGAAAGACCCCGCCGCGTTCGTCATGCAGGGGTGGTCACAGCAGCCAGACCCGGCAGCTATGCAGTTGCAGCAGCAGATGACAGCGGCTCAGTTGGCGAAACTCGCAGCGGATACGGACGAAACTCGCGCCAAAACCACGGCCCGATTGGTGGACGCGAATTTCAAATCGCAAGGGGCTACTGCCCCAGCGATGCAGCGAATGCGGTTCGCCGAACTGCAGCACGCACAGAAGATGAGGCAGCAGGACGAGACTCACATTCAGAATTTGTTGTTCGCACAAGAGCAAGCCGAAATGGAAAGGAATGGCCGTGTTCAGTAAACCCCCACAGCGGTACAGTCGTTTGTCAGATCAGTCTGAGTTTGAGGCGGTGTGGGCCCGCGGGCCGGAAGCCGTGGCGTTCTTTGACACCATAGTGGCCCGCGAGGGCGTACGTATGGCGGCCATGCTGGCGTGTCGGAAGGCCCCCACAACTGGGGTCGATGATCGCATGGTGATGGCGAACGAGGGCAATGTCGAGAAAACGTTCCGGGGTTGTCCTGAGATGTTGGCGCTGTACCGTAAAAACTACCGGGCAAGGACCGGCGAAGATTTGCCCGCCGACGCTGTGGTATACCGCAGCCTGGTTGAGTACCCCGGAGACCCTCGTGCGATTGTCACCCACAAAAACTCTTTGCAGAGTGTGCAGGAGTATGCCCGGGAGCGGGGCCGGGATGTGCAGGGTGACTGGGAAGTAGTCGGCGACCAAGTCACGCCTACCCCGCAGATTGTTCGCATGGCCCCTGACATTGTTCAGAGGTATATGAACGAATACCGCCAGGAGCAGCCAGACACGTACCGCAATGTGTCGGATGCAGACCTGAAGGAAGAGGTGATTTACCAGCACACCAAGCTGGTAACCGCTGACGACGTTCGAAACGCACCCACGACACTGGAGCAGTGCGCCAAGGTTTTCAAAGATGCTACTTAGCTTCGCGGACGTCATGAGTTTTTTGGCCACCCAGCTCGACACCATACTGTCGGGCAGTCTGGAGCAGCGCGTACGTAACGCTGTGCAGATGGCGTGGGGGCGCATGCACACTCTCGCAAGCTGGAGCTACTTCCACCGTTCGGGGGTGCTGCGGGTGTATCCCGGCCAAAACACAGGCACTGTGTCTTTCTCCAAAAACACCGGGTTGGTCACCCTCACCGGGAACACGTTCCCTGAGACGGCCTCTACGCAACACATTCTCATAGATCGCACGTGGTACCCTATTTTCCGTAGGCTCAGCTCTACACAGGTTGAGCTGTACCCAGAGACCAGACCCGCCGTAGACCTGACTGACGTGAGGTATGTGCTGCAGCAGGTACTGTACCCCCTACCTGCTGAGGTAAGTGATGTCGTAGTGGTGTACGAAGGCCACCAAAACATCCGGATGTGGCGAGTTTCTCCGACAACAGCGTTTCAAATCCAAGAGGGGTTTTCGTGGTCGCCGACGTTGCCGACGCAGTATTCGATTTTTGCGGACCCCCGGCACCCCGGGCGATGGTGCCTATGGATACCCTGCGAGATCTACACGCCCACAGAACTGGCGTACATGTACCAAGCCCGACGCCCGTCGCAGTTACTTGTCCGAGAGTCGCGAGGAACGGTCAGCGTTGCCGACGGGATCGCCACCTTTTCAGACCCGATAGTGACACCCGCTTTTGTTGGTGCGGTGTTGAGGCTGTCGGCTAGTGCGACGACACCCCCTGTCGGCTCGTACGGCGATTACGCACAAGACCCGTCGGCCACAGAAACCCCCGTGTCGGAAATGCTGGTGACAGCGTTCTTATCCTCCACGCAAGTGCGGGTGTCAGACACAACCGCATCGGCGAGCGGGGTGGCTTACGTGGCGTCCACCCACATTGACTGTGCGGGCGGAGCCATGCAAAGCCTAGTGTTCCGCTTAGCCGAAGACGAATACGGCACACGCCCGGTGGGGAACCACAACGAAAAACTGGTGTCGAAGTCCAATCTCGCGGACGCAGTCCGCGAAGCCTTAGCCGCGGATAACCGAAACGTCACCAACATGCGTTCTGAACTTCAGTATTGGTACGGGCTGCGGTTGAAAGATATCGGATATGTCGTCTCCTGAAACGAGAATCCTGTCTCGCACCCTGACGATTCTGCAGACCTTGGCGGCACAAAACAAATTTGTGCCGGTCGAGGGGGAGCGGTGCCGGCAGGTTCATCCTTCTGCAATCCGCCAAGTCCGAGCGTTGGAGGGGTCCGAGCAGACACGCACTTCGAGCGGTGTAGGGAACATCCCGTTGCCGGCCATTCTTGTGTCGGCGTTACCAGTTGACACAGCCACCCCGTCCGGCGTCTCGACAGCGGATGACGAGATTGTTCGTGTCGCTATCCTCATTGTCGAGAACTGCCCTCAATCCAATTTGACGACGTTCAAGTCTTTTTCTCAGTGGCAGTCAATAATCCGCCAATCGCTTTTGACCACACCCAATCCGTTCTTGCAGGACGCCAGTCCGACAGAGTATGATCCTTACGTTGTTCAGACCGTGCGACGCACGAGCGTAGACCCTGCATCGTTTGTGAGGGATGCTCAAGTTGTGGCGCAGTTTGTGTTTCAGGTTATGGTGCGGCACCCCCGTGGAGCGTGAGACATGGCAGTAAGCACAGGCGTCAGCAGTCGGGTCAGTATTGGAGGAAACGCCTTCTGCTTCGCTTCGTTTGAAGACAGCTCGACGCAAGAGCGTGTGGTAAACCCGTCGGCTATTTGTGGTAGTCGCGATCCGATTGTGCAGCGGGTAGCCACTGGCCGCAAGCTGGTGCAGTTCCAGCTCACACACGACGCTACTCGACCGATCCTTGACCAACTGCTCGCGTTGGCCGGCACTACTCGCACGGGAGCCGGTACGCAGGCGTCTCCGTGGTTGTACACGGCGAATGAGTCTGTGAGCACCACCGAGATCTGCGTTGACAAGGTTGGCACTAAGCACAGATACACGTCTTGCCGACTGCAGCGATTGGTGTTGCGAGGTCAGGTTGGAACTATGCCTATCCAAGCAGAGTCCACTTGGATTGCGACAGATGAAATTGAGGACGCCGCGTTCTCGTTTGTGGACGGGACCGTTGACAACCTGATCGCATTCCCGGGGGCCGAGCTTACTGTCGGCGGGGTGGCCGCGGCCCATGACCGCTACGCTATCGTGATTGACAACAGGTTGGTGCCGAGCTGGAATGCCAGCGAGACGGTGACCGACGTCGGTCCCGGGCCACGACAGGTACTGCTGGCCTTCGCTTGCCCGTACGTCGCGGCGAACAAAGACCACTACTGGCTGAACCGAGCTGTCACGCCCCGCGCTTTGTCTCACCGTATCACTAACGGGAACGACTCTCTCACATTCAGCATGGGGTATGGCGTGCTTGTGCCCCAAAGCCCGTCGGTGCCGGGCGCTACGGAAGAGATCAGGATCAACGAAACATGGGAGGCGTACCGAAGCGGCAACGACCCGGCGTTTACGTTTTCGCTGTACGGCACTTGACGAGGTTTTGAGATGACCCCCACACTGATACCCGCGGAGATTGATGACGGGGCGACAACAGCCCTCAATCTTAAGTCCAGAGCGGCTGAGATGTCGCCTGTGTTGTACGTCAGATCCACGGTCGGATTGGCGGAACCGACAGAACTGTTTGCCGCGTATACGAGGTTCGATAAAAACAGGCGTTGGCTTTTGCCGGTATTCCAACCCCCGTACGTTTTCACGTTAC